CCTGTTGCTATTCCACCAACTAATGTTCCTAAGCCAGCCGCGGCTGCTCCGCCTCCATATGCGGCCATTGCTGTCGAATATGCTACCAATGCTTTTGCGTTAGCTTCTACTTTTGTAGCATCTAAGTTAGCATCAGAGAATTTCTTCATCTTAGTCAACGGATCGTCTGCGCCAAACAGTCCTGCTAAGCCTTCAGTTATTCCGCCTACTAATTGTCCTAATCCTGATACTGCTGAGCCTGCACCAAATGCTACCATTGCTCCACTAATTGCTAACATGCCTTTGGCGGCTGCGACTAATGCTGGTCCGTCTACTTCTTCAAACTTCTCCATGCCTTCTGCAAACTTAGGAAGTGAAGCACCAATTATCCATGTTGCTCCTGCTATACCTGCACCAATTGCAGTAATAGAAGCGGCTAATATACCTGCACCTACAAGTATTGCTGGATTAGCAAATGCTTTTAAACCGGCAGCGGCGCCTTTCATTACGCCTGCGCCCATTTGGCCTACAAAGTTACCAACACTTGCTCCTGCTCTTGCTCCACCTGCTCCTGGACGTCCTTTTGGTGCGGCACCGCCGCCTCCGCCGCCGCCTCCGCCGCCTCCACCACCGCCAAGCATGCCACTAAACATTTTAGTTACACCACTTGAGGCTGCTGAAAGGAGTTTGGGTCCTGCAAATATTGCGGCTATAGCACCAAGCACTAATGGATCTGTAAACACTGACTTTAGTGCATCTCCAATAGCATCTCCAACTTTTGCAAATATATTTGGGAAGTTGATTTTTTCTAATAGATTTGATAACGCTGTGCCAAATCCAAATTCTTGAATATCAGCAAAAAATTCTTTTACATGTGTTACACCGTTTTGAAGAGACTTTGTTAAAGTTTTCATACCTTCTTTAAACTCAGGGCTTGCAACAAAGTCTGTAATCATACCTGTTAGATCGCCCATAGAATTTGTAAGCATTTCTAAAGGACCACCTTCGGCAGCAAATGCGGCCATTACGCCAGTACTTAATTGACGCATTGCATCATGGAATTTTTTCATTCCTGCGTTAGTTTCTTTTTCCCTTGCTAATGCTTCTTTACGTTCTTTCTTTTCTTCCTCAGTTAGTTGACGTTTGTCTCTTAATGCGGCTCCAATCTGTAATGCATCGCCAAGAGCACCATCAAGTACTAAACCACCTGCACTACCAAAACTTGCGCCTGCGGCATCAAGTTCTTTACCAACTTGTGCAAGGAAATCATTCATTTCATCAGGATTCATGTCCTTAATCTGATGACCTTTTTCTCTAAAGGTATCACTCAATGATCCTAATTGTACACCAAGCTCATCTGGTATACCTAATGCTAAGTTTGTTAAAGTTTTCTGTAAGCCTTCAGGTGCTTGAGACATGTTTGCCATAAACTTCTCACGTACACCGGCTTCCATTTGGTTAAGTGCTAACCTTGTTCTCTGATCGCCTTGTGCGGCTTTCATTTCCGCCGCAATTTGATCTGCACGTTTACCTGTTAGTGCGGCAACATTTTGTAATGTTTTTGCATACTCTGCGGCTTGCGCACCATCAATTGCTCTATTACGTCTGTCAACACCAATTTGTGTTTGACTAAATTCTGAATATTCAATAAGTGTTTGATTTAACTGCTGTGCAGAAAAACCAAGCATCATCAATTCTTGTCCTGGACCTTCTCTAAATTCCTTAGACATGCGAGCAAAGTTTTTTGCACCCGATGCAGTAGTACCGCCAAACAGTTTCATTGCACCTGCATTTTCCATTACAAGTTCTTGGAACTCACCTAATGGTACGCCAGCTTCTGCTGAAATCCTTCTTATATCGTTTAAGCCGTCACCAAACGTAGCACCAATTGTAGCCATGTTTCTAAACGCTTCAACATTTTGATCTAATAGTCCTACTAATGGTGCAAGATATCCACCTACTAAAGGTAGATGTTTTGCAAAGTCGCCAAGGTTTTCACTACCTTTAAGTACTTCGCCTGCAAGTCCTTTTATAGATCCTGCTACTGCTGATAGGCTTCCTAACAGCGCACCCTGCATGATCCTTGAAAGTTTTATTGTAGACTCAGTTGCTTGTTTAGTAGCTTCTGTGCCGTCTTTTTGTGCTTTTGTTTGATCTTTGGCCGCTGTTACACCTTGCTTTAATGCATCATTGTGCATTTTTTGTAGCTTGCCGGCACCACCAGAACCGCCTATACCTTGTTTAAGTACAGCGTCTAATAATTTTTGTAAGGTAACTTCGGAAGCAACACCGTCTGCTCCGCCTACATTACCAATTTCTACTTCTTCAGCCAAATCTAATCATCCAATTATATACGTACATAAATAAATGTGATACATATACTTATATAATGTATTTATACGGAGAAAAGAATGGCTGATTTAGAAAAGCTCGGTAAAGAACAAAATCCGCTACGTAAGTATTTTAGACAACCAAAAGTTTATTTAAACTTACCAAGTAGAGGGATTTTTTACCCACCAGGTGCAATTGACCTACCTGAAAATGGGGAAGTACCGATATATGCAATGACGGCAAAAGATGAGCTTACGATGAAAACACCAGATGCTCTTCTCAACGGTCAAGCAACTGTTGATTTAATCAAAAGTTGTGTACCTAACATCAAAGATCCTTGGATGATGCCAAGTGTTGATCTTGATGCAGTACTAATAGCAATTAGAATTGCTACTTATGGTGATACTATGGAACTCACCACAAGCACACCTGTTACAGGCGCTGAGAAAGATTTCAGTGTAGACCTAAACTCTTTGTTAGGAGATATAACAGGACACCAGTTTGAAACAGAAATTGATATTGAAGAATTTCATGTCAGACTACGTCCTTTAACATATAGAGAGTTTACTGACGTATCTTTAAAGACGTTCGAAGAACAGAGAGTGTTTGCATTAGTAAACGATGACAAAATGTCAGAACAAGAAAAGTTAGCAAAGTTTAATGAAAGTTTTAAAAAATTAACTGAAATTAATATTACAACTTTGTCTAAAAGTATTTCATCTATCCAAATCGGAGATGATGAAGTAACAAGTCAAAAACACATTGATGAGTTTATTGCTAATTGCGATAAGAACTTCTTTAAAGAAGTAACTGATCATTTGGAAAAACAGAAAGATAAGTTCAACATCAAACCTCTCAATATAACTGCTACCGAAGAAGAAAGAAAAGCAGGTGTACCTGAGACATATGAAGTACCGATTACATTTGATCAATCAAATTTTTTCGCATGAGGATCTTATCGTTCGGTCGCGATGAGATCCTGGAAGAGTCAAAAAGACTTGACGGAGATGTAAAACAAATTAAGTCTGAATTGCTAAGAATTTGTTGGCATATGCGTGGCGGTGTGACTTACGAAGAAGCAATGGCTCTTTGCTTCGAAGATAGACAGTTGATTAACGACATTGTTAAAGACAATATCGAAACAACTAAAAAATCTGGATTACCTTACTTTTAAACTGTAGCTGGTTTAGGCTTTGGCGTAACAGTGTTAGGCTTACTAATGCCTGACGCTGTTGGCGATGGTGCAGACTTAGTTACACCTTTAGCATTTAATTTAACATCACCTTTGACACCTGCTGTTTTAGCTTGTGCCGCTCCTGCGGTTCCTGCTTTAACACCTTTTGCTGTAATTTGATCTTTAATCAATTTACCAATTTTAGGATCTTTCTTAGCCGCGGCAACAATTGGATCAAGTTTAGGATTAGGTAATCCTAACTTCAGCGATGGAATAACACCAACTGGTCTACCTGTTTGTAAATCAGTCCATAGTGCGCCTTCCCATTTGTATTGTTTACCTGCTACTTCTCTTGTATCACCTGGTTTTATTGCTGGTGCTGTGTCACCTGCGCCTGCTGGTGCATCTGCCTTTGGTGCTGGTGCGCTTGCAGTTTTATTAAGTTCTGGGGCAACATCTTTAGATGCCATTCTACCTGTTTTCTTGTTTACCCATTGTGCGCCTAACCATTCGTAGTCATCGCCTTCTGGTCCTTTAACAATTTTACCTTTTTCAATTTTAGGTGCATCTGCGCCTGTTTGTGCTGGTGCTTCTGCATCTGCGCCTGCATCTGCTGTACCTGTATCAGCCGCTGGCTCTTCTGCTCCTGCTTCGCCTGCTTTAAGTTCAACTCCTGTTTCACTTGCAATGGCCGCAATTTGTTCGTCTGTAAGTCCTGCACTTGTTAGCACGTTGAAAATAGATGCTGTGTCTGTAGGCTCACCCATCTTTTTCCATTGTGAAACTAACTTTTGTTTTGTAATTTTGTTACCAAGTTCTTTGCCAACTGCTTTGGCAGCGCCACCTATTGCGGCCGCACCTGATTTAAGTCCTGATCCAATTTTATCAAGCACACCTTTTTCAATTAAAAACTTTTCAAATTCAAGTTCCATTGATTCAGTGTTTTTAGTTCCTGAACCGCCTTGTAGGTCAAGCTCGCCTTGTTCTGGTTTTATTTCTTCGCTACCAACTTTTAGTTTTTCGTTGCCACTTGCTTGTAAACTACCTTGGGCAGTTGCGGCAATAACATTATTTGCGGCAGTTAAGTTTTGTAAGAACGAATCATTTTGTGCGGCAATTGCTTGTCGTACACTATTTTCAAGATTCATATCTTTGATAAACTCAGCTTTGTCAAATGTTTTTGCAAATGTCCAAAGTTCTTCAAATGCGTTTATAGCACCTGGATCTGTTGTTTGTCCTGTAACTGCTGTAGCTTCTTTAATACCTTGTAATAGATCTTTAAACTTGTCTACTTGGTCTGCTGGTACAACCATACTACCTAATTCGTTTTGGATAGTATTACCGCCCCATGAAATTGTTTCTTTAAATCCTACATCAATTTGTTCTAAGCCAGGTGCCGCTTCAAACGGTACTGCTTCATAACGTAAGCCTTCTAACCAATCGCCAATGCCTTCTAATGCCCAACCTGCAATAGCACCATAAGCGGCTGTCTTAATTGACTTACCAATTGCACTTGAAAGGTCTTCGCCTTGTAGTAATTCTTTTGTTGAACGCAACAACAAACCTGCTGCCGCACCACCTGCTGGACCACCTGCAAAAGCCGCTACTGCTGTAAGAATACCTACTGCAACACTTGCTTTGCCCGGATTTGCTTTAGCCCAATCACTTACATCTTTAATACCTTGTACAATCTTACTGTCTGGATTGTTTTTGTCAATGTCTGCTTTAAGTTGTTTAAACTTAGCGTCCATATCTTTGACAGGACCTGCTTCTTTAGCCGCTCTGCCAAGTTCATTAATTTTAGCATCAACTTTCTTTGCAATTTCAACTGGTACTTTAAGTGCCGCACCAGCCGCTGAACCAGCTTTGCCCAACATATTTTTGTTGTCGCCGGAAGCCATTGCTTGTGTTTCTGCACTTGTAAAGATAGCATCAATTTGGTCTGAAGTAAGTTGTGCTTCCATTACTGTTTTGTATTCTTCAAGTAATGGCCATAACTCTTTTTCCCAACGGCCCATATACAACTGTTGAGCTTCTGTTAGGTCTCTATAACCTTCTTTTAATATTCTATGTGTTTTGTTTTCGTAAAGAGTTACTTCATTTAGTTTCATTATATCAACCCTGCCAGTGCTTTTTTCTCTGTTGGTGTAAGAGCATCCAATTGTGATTGTAATTCTGGTGGTATGCTACTTGCTCCAGCATTGGCTGCCGCTGTAGGAGCCGCTGCCGGTGTGTTACCTTGTACACCACCTGATGCTGTTGCCGCATTAGCCGCACCTTGTGCGCCTGGAGCTCCTGCTCCGCCAGCACCACCTTGTCCTCCGGCACCAGCTTTTCCACCAGCACCTCCGGCTGCGCCAGCAGTGGCCGCATCGCCACCTGCGCCTAATTTCTTAGATGCTTGTACAGCTTTTAAAATAATATCGTCAATTTGTTTTTGTGGAACAACGCCTGCCGCAGGTACACCATCCGTCGGCATCTTTTTGCTTTTTAGAAATGCACTTAATTGTCCTGCATCTAATTTGTTCATATCGCCTCCAATAGAGCCAACATAACCTTTTAGTCCAGCTTTAAGTTCATTTGCTTCTTTTCCAGTATCGGCTGCCCCAGTTAAACCAGCGGCTACGCCTTTCATACCTACCGCGCCAGCGGCTTTTGCACCAAGTCGCCTAAGTCCTTGTTTGAACATGTTAGCGGGTGCTTCATTTAAATCATGATTTGGTGTAATGTCATCAATACGCATAATTGTTCCTTTAACTATTGTTATTTATATGTTTTTGAATATCTACTTCGTAGATATTTGTTTTCGCTAACGCTCAAACTATTTACTTCGTAATGAATTATGTATGATAGAAGTGATAAACAATAATTAAAGCAATATGACGTAAGTCATATTGTAATTACTTCATGTAGATTGTTTCAGTCAGACGGAACCTGTTTAGTGGTTCCATCTAATCTTGACTTCATGTGAGTTCGCCACAGCCGAGACTTGGAAGTAGGTATTAGTTTATACACAAAGTACAATGGGCTCTGACCTTTCCCAACCTACGTCGACATCTTACGCTACGCCGTATATTCTAAAAATATACGCTACACCGTAATACCTCTCGCTTCGTTCCTATTGCTAAAGAGTTTTTATGTACTGTGTTTGTGTTTTCGACTGCTAACATTCAATCTATACCAATCCTACGCCTTATTACCAGACGCGGCTCAGCATGTTACGTGTGCTCCTATACGGTAGCCTTTTCCACAGCGGTAAATTAATCTGGCCCGCTAACCTTATGTGTTAGATTGTTTTGCCTGAAGTGTATGTTCTAATAGAGCCTTACGAAGTTTGTCTGAACCGCCTACTCTTACATTAATGATTCCGTTGTAGTAATCATCTTTTTCAAGTACACGCCTGTCAAACTGTTCTCTTGCCTCAATGTAAGACATTTCGCCTCTACCTTTACATAGGTATAGTATTTCTCTTGTGAAGTGTTCTGGGCCTAAATCTGCAACGTCTGCGTTCAATTTATCTGAGCTACCCCAGTATTCTCGCCAGTCGCTTTCTTTTGTTCCACGCCTTTTATTTTTTTTGCCTTTTAACGGTGGTTTTGTTGTCTTGAACTTTGCTAATTTTTTGCCTATATACTTTTGCCCAGTTTTTAGATTAGTGATTAAGTAGACAAATCCTTCGTACTCGTCTGGAATACTATCAATTGTCATACCTTTATAAGTCCAATGCATGAACTTATATATTGCTAAATCACCTTATCCACTATCGGTTTTGGTTTTCCGAGTAGTGTTATGATGATCATGTATTTCATCCATGCGTTCTTTTGCAAAAAGCCTTATATCTCTTAAACATTTACGGACATAACGATGTGTACGAACACTATTACGTTGTTCAAACTTTTCGTTAGCACGGAAATATTCTAAGTAAGCCTCTGCTAATTTATCATGTGTGTCATTTTGATCAGTCATTATAAATTTCTATATCATTTTCGTAGCTTGTAAAGCCATTTTCCTTTATTACTTTTAAAACATGATTCACTCTACCAATTAGTTCATCTTTATGACTAATTAGATATATGTTTTTATTGCGCTCACGTCCCATCTTCTTTAGAACTCCAAGTGCATTTTCTACACCAGCAGTATCCATACCGCTGTCAATTAATTCATCAATAAACAATAAATTAATTTGTTGATATAAACTTTCCCAAACATCTCTGAATGCAAAGCTCATACCAAGTATAAGTCTGTTACGCTCACCTCTTGACAAATTGTCAAAGTCTAAGTCTTGTCCTAACTGTGTAATTTCAACAGCAAGATCGTTTTGGAATACAACTTGATGTGGCAATCCAAGTTTATCAAGATAGTAAGTTAGTCTGTTGTTAAGATATGCTAAGTTTTGATCAATAATCTTTTTACGTATAAAACTATCTTTATTTGTAAGTAATTTTAGTAAAAATTCTTGATGTTCTTTTAGCTCAGTATATTGATTAACAATAGTCCAATCAATTTCAACTAACGCTGTGTCTTGAATATCTTTAATCTGTTCCTCATACGGATCAGCTTCGCTTTGTTTGTTTGCAAGTGCAGTTTGTAAATTAGCAACATTGCTTCTATGATCGTATGCTTCTTTTGCAGTTTCGTAAAATGTAGTAGGCTTACCATTAATGTCACCAATTTCTGTAAGTGCTTCTGCAACGCCTGTTACTTTTTCTTGTATTTCCAATTGATACGAAACAGCATCATCTAATTCTTTAGCCTTACGTTCGGCAATTTCTACTTTTTTGTCTGCATGTAGTTCTTGTCCGCATGTGTAACACACAGCATCTTCTAATTCTGTGATGTCTTTTTTAACTTTTTCAACGCTCTTGTCTGCACGTACTAATGCAGGCTCTAATGTGCTTAATTCTTTTTTAAGAGCCAAAATAGCATTGTTGTGTTCGTTCCAGTTTGTTAGTTTTTCATGTGCATCAAGCTCGGAATCAATATCTAAATGTTCTAATTCGTCGATTCCTTTTTGTAATTTTTCAATGTCTTGTTTTTGTTTTGCTTTCCAAGCACGTTGTCGTCCTTCAAGTGTTTCAATACTACCTTGTATCTTTTTGTTACTTGCTTCGATTGCTTGTATTTTAAGTGTTTCTTCAGTAACAGCATCTTTTGTACTGCGTATTTGTTCTTTTAGCGATTCTGCTTTTTCAGATAGTATTGTAATACCAAGCAGTTGTTCTATAATAGCACGTTGATCATTTTGTCTAAGTGCAAGAAACGGTTCGGAGTATGTGTTAAGTGCAACAACATGCTTGAACATTTCATGACTCATACCTAAAATGTCTGTAATATCGCCTTGTGTTTTACGACTGTCACCTTGCGATTCGTCAACAAGCTCTTGTTCTTGATCATTTACAAAAAACTTCAACACATTAGGAGAGCGACCGCGCTCAATCCTATAATCTTGTCCATTCTTTTCAAAATGAAGTGTAACTAACATACCTTTGCTGTTAGTTTTGTTAATTAAGTTGTTTGCTCTAATATTTGTAAGTGCTTTACCATACAATGCGTACGAAAGTGCATTAATGATAGTAGTCTTACCAGTACCATTACGTGATCCGCTATCATCACCACCTTGATCTAAGTTCTCACCAAGCACCAAAGTAAGTTGTTCGCTATTAAAGTCAACAGCCTGCGTCTGATTACCAACGCTCATAAAGTTCTTTACAGTTAAGTCTTTAAGTTTTATCATTCTAATCCACTATAAATGTCTAACAACATTTTTTTATTAAAGTTTTCTGTATCAAGTTCACCAATTTCTTTAGCAACTATTGTGTCTACACTTTCAAACTGTGATATATCAAGGTCTGTGCTTATTTCTTCAATCTGTTTTAGCGGAATAAGTGTAATTTCTCTAACTCCGTGTTCTCTAATAAACGTTTCTTTGATAAAGTTTGCCTCTTCATATGATACAGGCAAGTCAAGTGTAACTCGCAAATACATATTAGGCTTCATTAGTGTAGATTCGGGATCAATCAACTGACTTAACTTAACAGTTCTATACTTAGGACAGTCCGGCCAATTAATGTATTGTGGTTCAGCATCATTTTCTCTATCTAAGATCATCATGCCACGATCGTCATCCCATGCATCTGCATAGTTGTGTGGAAATGCATTACCAATATAGTGTACGTTGCCTTGTGTTTGGCGTTTATGGAAGTGTCCACTAAACACGTATCGTTGATTAACAAACTGATCAGCAGTTAAATCACCATGATCAGGCATCTTAACCATTGCGTTCATATAGAAACTTGGAAGTTCAAAGTGTCCAAATATGTACTTGCTTTGAAGTTTCTTAATCTTCTTCCATTCGTCGCCTACTAACCAAGGCACTAACGTAACATCTTCGATAGTAGTCATTTCATCTACAAATGTAATACCTGGAATATACGTTGCAAACGCTGTCGAGTTGACGTCACGTTTGTCTTTGTAGTACAAATCATGGTTACCATCAAAGAAATAAAAGTTTTCGAATGCTTTACCTAATTTTTCCATACTTCGGATTGTAGCATCCATAGTTGTAAGGTTAAGACTGTTTCTGTTGTGATGCCAATCACCACAAAAGATACCAGTTTCACAACCGTTTGCTTGTGCTTGTTCGATAAACCAGTCTACAAAGTCTTCACAATCTTGGTTGTGAACTTTACTGTTACCCTTCAAGCCGAAATGTATGTCCGTAAATACCGCCGCTTTTTTAAACAAGTGAGATTCTCCAATTACATGCTATATTATAGCTTATTTTTGCACACATGTCAACCGGATTTTTTATCTTTATACACAGATTGGCTTGCTTCTTCGTTTCTTTTGACACTTGCTTCCCAATCTCCTTGTGCTTGACGAGTATAACTTGGATTTAAGTCATTCATTTCTAAAATATCGTCTCTAATGTTTTGATTACGCTTTTCAATGTTAATTACACGAACAAAACTGTTAGTTACAGCCGCAGTATAGTATGCAAATGGGTTTTGCGACTTAGATTCGTCAAACTGTAGTCCAATTTGTGCTAATTGCAGTATTGCTTGTCCTCGCATTTCGTCATTGTAAGTGTATCCACGCACATTTCCTCTTGTAGCATAGCGATCACACAGTTTCATCCACATCATAGCAAGGTTATTAGTTGCTTTACCGTGCGATTTACTAAATCCACCGTTTTCCATACCACCTTCCCAATGACTTTTGCCTACTAATTGTAGTTCTCCTTTGTCATCAAACTTGTAATGTACAAATGGTGGAAAATTTAACTTTGTTTTAGTGTCAGCTACTGTCTTAGGCGTCTTTTTACGTCCGGGCTCGTCCGGAATATGGTCAAATGTCATTACACGGAATATAAGTTCTTCCTTTGTGATGCTTTTGTAATCAACTTCACACTGTGCTTGCTTTACTTGTTCGCCTGCCATCTTGCGTCTTTCGTATGCTTCTGTTGATAGACGCTTTGCTTTGTTGCGTTTTGCTTCTGCAATAGTTCTAATGTTAATTTTTTCAACATCTAATAAAATAATATCAAATTGCGCATAGTCGTTGTCCACATAGCTACAAAAAGTATTCTTGCTTTTGTGTATCTCTTTAAGTATGTCTTTGTTGTTGAGATAATTTCTCTTTTTCATATAAGTATTCTCCAGGTTTATTATCTATTATAATATACATACTTAATTTTGTCAACTAAATACTAACAATAATAGGAAATTA